CAGGGAGAAGGCGGCGAAGCTGCTCAAGGCCTACACCGAGGATATAGACGGACCGGAAATCCGCAACAGTGATGGAGACCAAGGCTAAGTATCTGAACAGGGCGCAGCAGGAGGCCCTCGCGATAGCGGCGCACACCGAGGTGGATATCTGCGGCCGCCGTTTCGGTAAGTCGTTCGGCATAGTTTCACTCCGCATCCGCCGGAATGTGGAGTTTATGCCCGGCTCGACCGGCTGCTTCGTGGCGTCCTCCTACAAACAGGCCCACCAGAGAACTCTTCCGGCCGCCCTCTCCGGCCTTTCCGAATTCGGCTGGATCGAGGGCATACACTACGTTGTCGGCAAGCGGCCGCCACAGAAGCTCGGTTATGCCAAACCCATCATTCCTCTTCAGACCTTCGACGATGTGGTCTCCTTCTACAACGGCGCCCAGATGGTCATCGTCTCGCAGGACGTGAGGATGAGTTCCAATTCGATGACCTTCGACTGGGTTATAGGCGACGAGGCCAAGGGGCTGAACTTCGACAAACTCAAGGATGAGACGTTCCCGGCCAACGGCGGCACGAGGCGATATTTTTCCGATGTGCCGTGGCACCACTCCGTACTCTTCGTCTCCGATATGCCGGTGCTCAAGTCCGGAAACTGGCTGCTTTCGTACCGCGAGAAGGCCACTCCCGATATCGTCGAGATGATAAAGGGCCTTCTGGCCCTCCGGTGGAAGGTCAGGTCCTGGACGGACGAGAAGCTGCGGAAGGATGAGCTGGGCCGAATCGACAACCTGCTCTCGCAGCACAGGCGCAGGGCCGTTCTATACCGCGAGTGGAGCACGTTCGAGAACGTGGACGTGGTGGGCCTCGACTACATCAGGCAGATGAAGCGAGACCTGCCGCCCCTCGTGTTCCAGACATCCATCCTCTCCAAGCGCATAGAGCGGCTACGGGACGGATTCTATCCGAACTTCAAACCTTCCGTCCATACCTATATCGACAACAACAACACTCCCCTGATGGACGAGGGGCTGGGCCGCAGCTCCGGGACGGATTTCGGCTGCCTGCTGGACGGGGACCTGAACCTCAAGGCTCCCGTCGCCATCGCCTTCGACTTCAACGCCAACATCAACTGGATGGTCTGCGGCCAGAGGGACGGCGGCAGGCTCAAGGTCCTGAAGAGCTTTTACGTCAAGTACGAGCGGAAGCTTAGGGAGCTGGTGGATGACTTCTGTCACTACTACAGGGCGATGATATGCAAGGACGTGGTGTTCTACTATGACTCCACGGCTCTCGGAAGCAACTATGCCGTATCCACAGAGGACTTCAAGACCATCATCGTGGAGCAGTTCAACAAGCACGGCTGGACCGTGACAGAGGTGTTCATCGGGCGGCCGATGAAGCATAGCGAGAAGTACACCATCATCGACTCCGGCTTCAATGGCGATAAGGGCCTGCTGCCCGTGTTCAACAAGGAGAACAACGAAGCCCTTCTCATCGCCATCTCTATGGCCGAGGTGTCCGTAACCCCGGGGTTGGGCTGGCACAAGCACAAGGGCGGCGAGAAGCTCGCAGAGACCGAGGATAACCTTCTGGAGTACCGTACGGACGGTACGGACGCGTTCGACACGCTGTATCTCGGCAATTCCCTCTACCCATACACCACAGCCTCCATTGGTATCGGCTCCTCGCTGGCGTAGGGCCGCGCCGGAAGCGCCAGCATATATGGAGGAATCGCGGAGAATTCCCGATCCGCCGAGAGGACAGAACGTGGGAGCTGCTTTCGCGATTGAATTGCGCGGAGCAGACTTCAGCACACTCTTCAGCCTGACTCTTAATTTTTTAACCCCTCTGCCGGTGGTTTTCAGCGGCTCTTTTTTGTCCGAGCTGCCGGAGACGGGTCGATGTAACTTTGTTTCTGCTATGATTAATGCCTCGAAGATACACGAACTCGTCCGGACACACTCCCTCTTCTCCGTCACCTGGGTGGCGGAGGACGGGGAGCTGGTAAGAGTGCCTCAGTGCCGCTGCACGTCATTCCACGGGGACGGCGACACGATGAACATCCTTATCCCGGCCTCCGGCCAGGTGCGGACGGTCAACAGGAACACCATCATCGAATTTAATGGAGAAGAAGTGATACTATGAGCGAGAACGCAACCTATGCAGGCCTGCCGATATTGGAGGGCTTCGAACTCTTTCCGGAGGCCCAGATAGTTCTGGGCTCCGATTCATCGTCAGAGTTCCATCTGGACTATGACATTGACGCAATCAAGATCGGCAAATACCAGATTGCGCCCTGGGGAGCAGACAACCTGATGCCGGAGCACCTGCTGGAGAAGGTGGAGAAAGGGGATGTCGTAGGAGCCAACCTGCGTTTCAACCGCGATGTCGCCTTCGGCCTCGGCCCGAAACTGGTGAGGGCCGTGGCACGGGATGCCTATGGCCGCGTGCTCGAATGGGCTCCCGTGGAGGAGGGTCCAATCTTCGACTGGTTCGAGGATAACGACATCCCGCTCTTCATGCAGCAGCAGCTGACGGACGTGGCCTACTTCTACAACGCGTTCCCGGAGCTCATACTTGACGAGAACTATGACAGAATCCGCGCGATCCGCCATAAGGAGGCGGTGTTCTCCCGATGGGGCAGGGCCAACGCACGGGGAGACATCAACTGGCACTACTATGCCGACTGGAACGACAACCCCACCGAAAAGGATATCATCGCGACCCGCGTGCTGGACGAATTCGACACGGCCCGCGATCTGGACATATTCAAGGCGCAGCATAAGGCCAAGCGGTTTATCTATCCGGTCTATATGCCGTCTCCGGGCAAGCCGTACTACTCGCAGCCCGAATGGTACTCCATCTTCCGCAGCGGCTGGTACGACCACAGCACGATGGTCCCGAAGCTTAAAAAGGCCATCCTTAAGAACCAGCTCGGGGTGAAGTTCATCATCTACGTCTCGCAGGACTACTTCAAGAACATCTGCAAGATGGAGGGTATCGACCCGAACGACCGCAAGGCATACACCGAGCGCGTCAACAAGGAGAAGGACGCGTTCAATTCCTTCCTCGCGGGGGAGACAAACGCAAACAAGGCGATACTGGCCATCAAGGACCGCGTGGCCACAGCATCGGGGACAATGGAGAGCAAATGGATTGAGATAACCCCGATAGACAACAAGATCGGCGGCGGCGAGTACATCGACGACACGGAGAGCACGGCGAACATCATCTGCTATGCGATGGGCGTGCACTCTTCCCTCATAGGCGCGACTCCGGGCAAGAGCAACTCCACTCTGGGCGGCACGCAGGCACGGGAGCTCTATATGATGAAGCAGGCCTGTATGAAGCCTATCGTTGACCGCGTGATGCGGCCGCTCCGATTCATCAAGCAGTACAACGGATGGGATAAGGACATCTATATCAACGTTCCCGAATACATCTTCACGACACTCGACCAGAACAAGTCCGGGAAGCAGGAATCGACCAATACTGAAGTGTAGCTATGATAGTCAACGGATATGCAGAAATGAAGACCTTTCTCCCCGCAATGGAGATGAAAGGCGCACCGACCCTCTTCGACGACGCGCTCGAGGTGGCGCAGGATAATCTCGTGGCCGATATCATCGGGGCCAATCTCGAGGAGCGGCTGGAGCTGCGTCAGCCCTCGGACTCCAAGCTGCTGAAACTCTGCCAGAGGGTCATTTCACAGCAGGCCTTTCTCCGGAGCATCCCCGACCTCGACCTCGTGCTGACGGATGCGGGATTCGCCGTCGTTAACAACGAGCAGACGACGATGGCCAGCCGTGACCGCGTGCAGGCCCTGACGGTCAACCTGCAGGCCAAGCTCGACGAGAGCAAGGACGCACTGGTGCTCTATCTTCTCTCGGCCGCCGCGTACCGGGACTGGAGAGGGACAGAAGAGTTCGCACGGCTCTCCGACGGCCTCATCCTCACCTACGGCGAATTCAAGGACGCTGCCGTGCTGAACAACGTGACGGCGGCGGCCTATCCGAAAAGCTGGGGAGAGTTTCTGGAGCTGAACTCCGCGCTCAATGTGGCCCTGATGACCGACTGCGCGTCATACATCTCCAAGGACTACGCGGAAGAAATCATCGAGAAGATACGCGACGATGAAACTTTCCTCCCCGTCGAGAAGAAGGTTTTGAAACTCGTGAAGATCGCGGTATGCGCCTACGCGATGGGGGACGGCAAGACCGGCATCGAACAGACCCTCGCGGCCGTGGGCGTGATGAAGGCCAATCCGGATGACTTCCCAACATACAGGGATTCCGACGAGGCACTGTCTCTTAGCGTCGAACACTCCGATACGCCAATCTTTTCAATGTTCTGATATGAAAATCTTCGACCGGATAAAATTTTTCTTCACTCTCCACTTCAGGCACGGAGAGAAGATAGACATCGCATACCCAACAGCCTGGGAGAATATGAGTCTGGAAGACTTCCGCAACGTGTGCACGGTGCTCTCGCAGCCTCACGGAAGGAAGGAGACCCTCTTCCTGTGCCTGTGCGCCCTTGCGCACATCCGCCCGGACAACCCGAGCCTGTACGACCCGAAATGCCTCAATGATAATCTTGTGTTCATCATCGGCGGCAAGAGCTACGTCATCTCCCCGGCGGTCATCCGCGAAGCCTGCGGTCAGCTGGGGTATATCCTCGACGATATCGGCCTGGCCCCGTCCCCTCTCCCGGGGATAGACCGCAAGCTCTACGGCATATCGTTCATGCAGTTCTACCAGGCCGACGCATATATGCTCCGGTACTTCTCCGAGGGCAATGCGGGATGGCTGAAAGAGATGGCCAAGACCCTGACCGCCGGCCGCGTGAGGAAGCTCCTGCCGTGGCAGCGGAAAGGGCTCGTGATATGGTGGAACGGAGTGAAGAAATACCTGATGAACAAGTACCCGCACGTATTCAAGGAGGGCGGCTCCATCACCGACTCCACTCCGGCCGACATCCTTCAGGAGCTGCTCTCCTGCGTGAACGGGAACAAGCCCCAGGATAATGACAAGATCCTTCAGAGCGACGCGCACTCGGTGCTCTTCTCCCTGAACAAAATCTACTCGGAAAATGCTCACAAATAGCTTTCTTCTTTCCTCCTTATCCTCTCTCAAGGGATTCGATTCCCCGGACTGCCAGATTCTGCAGGGCAACGGCTATGACGGAGTCATGGACATCCTGCAGAATATGCGGTCCGTCATCTACCCCTGCGTCATCCTCGAAGCCGGAGGCTCCGGGACCGTGGCAGATATGGAGGGCCCCGTGGACACGTTCACGCAGAGCCTGTGGGTGATGGGGCAGCTGGGCCGCGGAGAGGACGAGGCCGCGCTTTTCGCGCAGATGAAGACCCTCGCGATGAAGATAGTGGCCAAGCTGATGGCGGATATGACCTCGGGGGCCGAGGAGGTACAGGGATTCGACTATCAGAGATTTTCCTATATGCAGCGGTACGGCGGACCGAACGCCAGAGGGTATGAGCTGGTGCTGACCTTCCGGCAGAACTTCTCCCTGCTGCTGACCGACGCGGACTTCAAACAGACGGGAGAGGATGGACGAGAAGCTTGACTACAGGGAGATGGCCGAGAGGTGGGCCGACATCGTGATAGAGCGATGGATCCGTAAAATACAGTCTCTCGGCATCGGCTCCACGGGGGAGCTGCTCCGCAGCCTCCAGGCGCACGTGGCTGTGGACTCGCAGGGCAACCCGGCGAAGATCGCCTTCCTCTACCTGTACTACGGAATCTTCACGGATATGGGCGTGGGGCGCTCCGTCAAGCTTGGCCAGGCCGGCAAGGGCAACAGGAGAACACGGAAGCCCTGGTACTCGTCCACCTTCCTCAAGGAGGTCAACACGCTCGGCCGGTGTATGGCCGAACGGTACGGATACGATGCGGCCTCCATCCCGCTCAAGGCCTTCGAGAACATCAGCTCGACGGCCAGAAATGTCACGGCATTCTTAAATCTCTCAAGATAATGGCAAACACCGTCTATACAGAGAGCGTGGTCACGCTGAACGCGGCCCAGGCGGAGGCTACGATGAACACGCTCAAAGCATCCGCCGATGAACTACGGAAGAAGATGATTGAGGCTACCAGACTTGGGGATACCGAGGGCGCGGCGAAATATCAGAAGCAGCTGGACTCGGTCAACAAGTCGATGCAGGGACTCAGGAAGGAGACCAAGGACTACTCCGAGCTGATGAAGAAGCTCAACGGAACCTCCCTGAACGAACTGGCCAAGGCGTACAAGAACCTGAACAGACAGATAAAGAACCTCGTCCCGGGCACGAAGGAATTCATCGAGAAATCCGACCAGCTCAAGAAGGTAAAAGCGCGTATGGACGAGATAAACGAGTCCGTGAAAGGGACGAACAAGACCCTCGACTCCCTCGCGGGGAGCGTCCCGAAGATAGGGATCGCGACCGTGTTCGCGGCGGCCAGCGCGGCCGTGATTGCGTTCGCGAAAGACGCCGTGGAGCAGACGCAGATAGTGGGGGACAAATGGGCGCATTTCACCTATTCGGCGGAAATGGCCTACGGCACGTTCGTCGCGCAGCTCTCGTCCGGCAAGGGGTGGAAGGACCTCATCAGGAATATGGCCGAGTCCTACAGGGCGGGCCAGCAGGTGATGAGTATGCTCGACGAACTGTTCGAACTCCAGAACTCGCTCACTCTGAAAGCGTCCGAATACAACGTGGAAATCGAGAGGAGCAAGCAGATAATGCGCGACCAGACCCGCAGCCAGCAGGAGAGGCTCGATGCGGCCGACGAGGCCACGAGGCTCGAACGGGAGCTTGCGCAGGAGCGTAAGGACATCGCCGCGCAGGAGGCGGCGGCACGGAAGCTGGAACTGCAGGACAGGACGAAGATGACGGACGCGGAGCTTGAGGCGTATATCGCCGAGTACAGACAGAACCGTGACATCATCCTCCAGGCGCAGGAGTACGCCGCCCAGGTCGCGGAGCAGGAGAAGGCCGTCAGGAGACTCTCCCGGGCGTACCGCAGCACCGGATTCGGGTACGAACAGGTCCAGATGGCGGAGCAGAAGCTTGCGGACCTGAAGGCCGGCACGTCGGACGCGGTCAAGCTGTGGGCCGACATCGACGCCAAGTACCAGATATCCAATGACGCGCTCGTGGAGAATTACGTGAACGCCCTCGCCCGGATGAACAGCGCCGATGCGGAATACTACCGGAGCACCACACGCACCGCCACAATGGCCAGTTCCCTAAGGGTGGAGATGTCCAAGGAACGGCAGGCGGCGGCCGAGGCGGCATACAAGGACGAGATTGCCGGCGTGGACCGGCATCAGAAGGAGATGGAGATTAAGGCCAAGGAAGGCTATGCAGCCGGGGAACTCTCGGAACAGCAATATCAAGCCCGGCTCGTCTCCATCAAGGAAACGGCCCTCAAGAGCAAGCTGGCCATAGCCGAGAGATACAAGAAGGAAACGCTCGAATACCAGTCACAGCTTCTGGACCTGACCGCCAAGCAGCAGGAGGAATTCAAGAAGATACTGGAGCAGAGCCGGCTCGACGCGGCCAAGATATTCGCTCAGATAGCGGATGAAGCCGACATCGACTTCAGCAAGGATATCGACGCCGCGTTCGAGGAACAGATGGACCGCCTTCTGAGCCTCTATGAGCAGGCCGAGAAGGTGAAGGCCGCGCTGGACCCGAAAGCGGCTCTGGGCCAACAGATGCAGTCGGAGATGGAAGGCCTGCAGGAGATGTACGACAACAAACTGCTCTCCGAGGAGGAGTTCGAGCAGGCCAAGCAGAATCTCATAAGGGACTACGCCAAGAAGAATCTGGCCATCGAGATGGAGGGCTGGACGAAAGGAATCGAGACGGCCCAGCAGTTCTGCGAACAGGCCGGCAATGCCGTTTCAGCCCTGCAGGAAGCGGAGATGGCATCCCTCGAAGCACAGATGCAGGCGGAACTCTCGGCCGCCGGAGACAACGCCGAGGAGCGTGAGCGCATCGAGGCGGAATACGAACAGAAGAAGCTCGACACGCAGAAGAAATACGCCGTCGCGGATATGGTGGTGAACATCGCCAAGACCCTCGCGGCCGGAGCCCTCGCAGTGGTGCAGGCATTCGCCCAGCTCGGCCCCATCGGCGGAGCGGCGATGGCAGCTCTCATCGGAGTCACCACCGCGGCGGAGGTGGCCACGATAGTAGCCCAGAAGAACGCCATTATGAACACCACCGTGAACTCCTCCGGCAGCAGCATATCCACCACGGGCGCGAGAGTGACCACGGGCTACGCCTCCGGAGGGTACACCGAGCAGGCGGGCAACGACTACCAGGAGGTCGGGGTGGTGCACGCTAACGAATGGGTGGCTCCGGCCTCGATGGTACGGGCCAATCCGATCCTCTTCCGCCGTCTGGAGCAGGCCCGCAGGAGCGGCACGCCCGTCTCCGGAGTGGCGGGCTTCGCCGACGGCGGAATGGCCGCTCCGTCCTCCTCCGCCGCGCCCTCGTCCGCTTCCGCATCGGGGACCGGCGCAATGGATCCGGAGGTGCTCGCCCAGCTCACGGCGGTACTCAAGAGCATCATCGCCGACGGCGTCCCGGCCTACGTGCTGCTCTCCGAGCTGAACAGCAAGCAGGAACTCCATAACGCCATCAAGAAAAAAACAGGCAAGAAATGAAACTGACCGTACCGAAAGGGGAACTCTCGCTCCCTTCAGATTTCTCGTTCGAGGTGGAGCAGAACTCCGCCTTCTTCTCTGATGACGGGGCGCAGACTATCCCGGCCACCATTCCCGCCACCCCGTCCGACCTCGCAAAACTGGACTTCCCCAACCGGCTCGGCCGGCGGAACAGGTACGTGAACTCGTTTCCGGCCGTCCTGCAGAAAGGAGTATTCCAGAAAACAGGGGTGCTGGTGGTCGCGTCTGCCGACGACTCGTCCATATCCTGCTCGATTGCGGTCGAAGATTCGGAGTTCTATGCGCAGCATAAGGACACGAACCTCAAGGGACTGTTCGCAAAGAAGGTACTCACAAGCTATTCCACGCCCGAGGAGTGGTACGAATATCTCTTTAAGGTGTACAAACAGGAGGTGGACTGCGATTTCCGCCTATTCCCCGTGGCCGTAAACTGTTCGGATGGGGAGTATCAGGTGAACAATGAGCCTATATATAACAAAAGCGCATATGACAGCATATGGCCGCTTGAGCACGGGCCGAGGGTCGTGAAGGAAGGAGACGATGATGTCTCCGTGCCCGAGGGATACAGCATCGCGCCGTTCCTGAAGCTGCACAGGTTCTTCGAACTCGTCTTCTCCCTCTGCGGCTACACCGTGGCCAAGAACTGCTTCGAGACCGACAGCCGTCTTTCTTCTCTGGTGCTGCTGCACAGCTGCTCGGACGTGATATGCAACGGAAAGATAGACTACTCCGACCTCGTCCCCAACAAGAGCGTCTCCGAGATCCTTGATTGGATGAACAGCAAATTCCACGCTCAGATAGCTGTCAAGCCGGGCACTAAAGAGGTGAGCATACTGCTCCTGGAAGACATCATCGCCGCCGGTTTTGACCTCGATCTGACGGGAAAGGCCGTAGGATCGCCGCAGTATGCCTACCGCTCGGAAAGCCGTGTCGTGATGACCCCCGACACCAGCCTCGAAGGGGCGGAGGGCGCGGCGGACACACTGCAGGCCCTCGTCAGGAAATACAAGTATATCCTCCCTGTGGACGAGACCGCTTTCGCCGCGCTCTCCACGCCCTGCCTCTGCTTGAGACTGGCAACGGGCGACTACTACGAGGTCAGGGTCTCTTTCGTCAACGCCGACGGCCGAGGCGGCAGCAGCGCCGTAAACGGATACAGGAAGGTCAAGATAGGCACGAACATCATCAGATATGACCGGGAGAACGCGGCAGACGCGGAGGAGTTCTCTCCTGCGGACCTCGTGCCTCCGATGGTGACCGCCGGAGACCCGTACATCCGGATGCCATACGTGGGGGAGCGCACGCACAGGAACACATCCTACAAAGATTCCGAAAAGGACGAAGACCAGGAGATCATCATCGCCGATTATATGGGACTCGGCGAGAGCTACGAGGAGACATATGCCGGGCGGCAGGTGCCGACATCGGACGGCAAGGTGTACCTCGCGACGACCCAGAAATACAACAACAGGGGCCATCTCCGCTCCGGAGCGATATCCCTTACGCCGGAGGACTACGTGACCACCTTCTTCCCCGGGTACAACAGACACATCCGCAACAACGCCATCGAGGTCTCCGGGGAATTCAATCTCGACATCTCACAGATGATGAAGTATGATATGTACTCCCTCAAGCTATTCGACGGACAGATGCTCTTGCCGACATACCTCAAATACGAGGTGGGCCGGAGGGTAAGGTGCACCGAGGCGAAATTCCGCCTCTTCAAGAACTTCGCGGACGGGCAGGAGGATGAACCCATAACGGCCCCGGAGCCTGTCTATCAATGGCAATTGAATCAGACCCAGATCACCGCCAGAGCGTCCGCACTTCAGACGCAGCACTCATCCGGCACGGTGAAGTGGCGCTATGACTCCTCCGACCCTTATATCCAGGACCCGGAGAAGGATATGTACATTCCGGCTCCAGTCGCCTCCGGGGTGCAGAGCGCAAAGCTTGACAGGGTCATTTACTTCTATCTGCACTTGGTTTCCGGACGGGATGTCCGCGAGGTGTATCTGGAGACGGACACCCTGCAGGAGTGGTTCGACTCCGTCGAAATCACCAAATAAATGTCCGACATTCCGGAGAGCGCGGAAGTATTTTTGTGACAATAAAACGCACCGAGAATGGCGACAACAGTCATACAACGGCCGGACTCGCTGAGTCTGCTCCGCAACCTAAAGAGCTACCGGATAAACACGTCCGGGGCGCTGACCTTCAAGCTCTACGTGAACTCCCTTGCCGTCATCAGCGAGGAGTACAGCCCTGACGCGGACGGCCTCGTGACCATCGACATCCGGGACGTAGTGGCACAATATCTCACGGTCAGCCTCCCGACATCGGAGGCCTACTCCCAGGACGGGGCCGTGGCGAAATGCATCGCCCATGTAGGCGGTACGCTTATCCACAGCTTCACCGTGCTCCCGGGAGGAGTGCGCGAGCTAAACGACTCCGCCGAGAATTTCCTGAAGGCAAACTGGCTCACGTGGCAGCCCCAGACCAAGAGGGTGAGGTGGTATCAGCCGGAATACCTGTCATACTATTTCCAGGCCCCCTGCGCCGTCAAAGCGAAGTTCTACCTCCTCGACGACACCACGAAGACGGTATCCGTGGGCACGGCCAACACCGGGGCCTATATGACATACAATATGCAGATGGCGCACCTGTTCAGCCTGAGCGGCCACGAGGCCGCGGAGCTGAACGGCCTCGTGGACGTGTGGGTGGAGTCGCTCGTCGGCACGCGGGTCTCGTACATCCAGCGATACGTGTTCGCTCCGGACGATCGCAACGAGCACTACTACCTCTGCGTGAACTCCCTCGGCGGCATCGACACATTCTGCTTCACCGGGAGCAGAACCCTCCAGCCGTCCATCGATCACGAGAGCGCCGAGCTGTCGTCTGTGAAGCTGAACATCACCGACGGTCAGGAGAGGGCGTGGAGCCAGAACACCGGCTATACGGGCAAGACCGAGGCCGTCTGGACGTGGGAGTTCTTCGCCTCCTCCAGACAGTGGGCCGTAGTGGATGACAACATCGAGGAAATAGTGCTCGACGGCTCGAGCATCAGCGCGTCCGACAAGGACAACCTCCATTCAAGCACTTTCTCCTACACTTTGTGCGAGGAGGGACGGCTGCTGAAGATAGACAGAAGCGCGGACGACCTCCCGGCCGTCTCGGTGCAGTCTCCGTCCGGGGAACTTTTTTTTTTGACGCCCCGGCTGGTTGACTTCCCGACGGCCAATACGGAGGACTCGCTGCTCTTTCTGGTGCAGTCCCCATATGTACAGGAATGGAAGAAGATATCTCTGGCCACGCTCAAGGCGTGGGTCGAGGAGATTTTCACCCCTTATGAGTACCTGCCTCTCCGTCTGGAGATTGCGAACAGCGGCGACGGCTTCCTCTCCTGGGGAGAGAGCACGATATTGACCTGCCGGGTGTACAAGGGTCTTTATGACGACGTGACCTCGAAGGTGACTCACTGGTCGATAGTGCGGGATTCGGGGGACGCGGCTGAGGATGCGGCGTGGCTGCTGCTGGAGAAGGTGAAGGCCTTTTCGGGGAGCATAGTGATAGAACACGGGGCGGAGTACACCGACCTCGCGGCGCTGGGGGTCAGCACCCTCTTCACCGTGACGGCGGAGATAGGGGGCGACAAGACTACTGAAAACATTACGATAGGATGATATGATAACGAGCAACAGGAAACGCGTGAGGATAGACTACGCGCCGCTGACGGTGGCGGTGTCGGTCTCGTGCCTCACCCCTGCGTCCCCGGCTATGCAGGTATATAACGCGTCCCTCCCCTCGGGGGAGCAGTACGAGCCGGACAGGGAGCTGACCCCCTCGCAGTTCCGGCCGCTGGTGTACGCGCAGGCTCCGGACGGGTCTTGGGGCGGCTCCCTCGCGAACGCGTCCCTCGCGAAGATGCACTGGTACGTGAACGGGAAGGAGATAAGCACGCTGCCGGCGTGGGAGGGTCTGTACTCCATAGACACGTCCTCATCCGCGAGCCGCGGGACGCTGACGGTCAGCCGGAACGTGCCGCCGGGCGAGCGGGCCGCGCTCCATTTCGAGGCGCTTCTGGCGGACGTGCGGCTCGGGACGAACATACGGGTCATCACGGATCCGGTGACGCTCTCCACGGAGGACGCGTCCGAGGACACTTATCAGGTGTCCATCGGGGAGAGCCAGGCGATACGCTACAACCCGTTCGCCGACAAGCTTCTCTTCTACAAGTACCGCGTGGCGCAGGGTCTGGAGGAGGCTTCGGAGAGCGCGGAGGCGGAGGCGACGGACATCTCCGCCCACATACGCCGCATTCCCGTGACGGTGTTCCGGGGCGGCGCGGCGATGACCTCGGGCTACGCCCTGCATCTGTACCGCGTCGAAGGCTCGGTGCAGACGGAGCTGCACGGGGGCGAGGGCGAGGTGGTGGAGATAGGCTCCGGCAGCGTCACGCTCGACCTGCGTCTGGTGGAGAGCGCGACCTACGTCCTCAAGGCGGTCATCGACGGCTCGGGGAGGGTTCCTCCGCAGATATGCTTCTCGGCGGTGCGCGACTGCCCGGCGTTCGACTGCCGCCCGACCAACGGGACGGGCATCAACGCGGGGGACGAGTACCGTCTGGACACGGCGCAGGTGAGCAGCGGCGGCCGCATCATCGAGAACCCCTCGGCGGTGGCGGAGATAACGTGGTGCACGGACACGGCGGCGAAGACGCACCGCACTCACGGCGAGGGGGAGAAGGTGAAGTTCGCGCTCGCGGACACGGGCATCGGCGAGACGTACGAGGACGACTGGATGGACGTGTACACCGAATGCGAGGCGCGGCCGGTATATAAGACGGCGGTCTCCGAGGACGGGGACACGTTCACGGACGAGGAGGGAAACAATTTAATCTTCAACTGATATGAGATACGTTATTGCAGACAGGAAGCTTGCCGCGGGGTGCGGCATCGCTGCGGACGGGCACAGGACGCGGGGGTCGCGGATACTCCTCAATGAGAAGGAGGTGACGGCCTTCGCGCCGGGGCGCACGTTCGCGGACAAGGCGGCGGCGGTGGACGGTGTTGTCCGCTCGGCTGCGGAGATGAAGAGGATACTTAAGGAGGAGGGCTGGAGATGAGTACGTACAGCGCACAGGGCAGCGTCACCATCAAGCGGCTTCGCAGCGGTGACACCTGCTTCATATCCTTCATATACAACGGGGTTCCGCTCTTCCAGTGCGTGGACCCGAACACGGGCGCGGTGTCGCCCGACTGGACGGTGGCGGAGAATCAGCCGGTGCTCACGCCGAACGTGGTTTCGGCCCGCGGGAACAAGGTGGTGCTCTCGGGTCATCAGTGGTCCTACAACGGCATCCTGCTCGTGTTCAGCGGCGCGACCTCGGGCGAGTGGACGGCGGACTCCACGGGCCGCTTCCAGTTCAACGCGTCCACGGGCGCGCTGAAGATAGTGAAGAACCTCGCGTCGAAGGACAATCCGGCCTCGGACACGCTGCACTACGCCTGCTCGGCCTCGGTGGCCGGCGTGGAGCAGACGCTGGAGAAGGACGTGGACATACAGATACAGAGCGCGGGCGCGTCCTCCTACACGGGTATGATTACCCCGGCGGGCGACACGACCCTCTCGGAGCAGAATCCGACCGTCACGCTCAACACCGCCCTCTTCATCGGCGGCACGGCGGTGGCGGACTACGCGGTGAAGTGGTACAGGGACGATGAGCTGTGGAGCGGCAAGACGGGCAAGAGCATCGCGGTGTCTCGGGGTGACGTGGACTACACGCAGCTCGTGGTGGCGGAGTTCTACCTGTCGGCTTCCGACACGGCCCCGGTGGACCGCGACGCGGTGCGCATCCTCGACGCAGCGGACGAATACAAGATAGAGCATCGCATCGTGAACGCTGACGGCTCGGCGGCGACCGCCTCCACGAACCGCGAGGTGGACACGGGCAAGCCCGTGTACGTGCAGGCGTACGTGGTGAATATGAGGGAGGGGGCCGAGGTGACGATAGCGGGCAGCTGGAAGATGCGCGTGTACGACAAGGACACGTGGGAAATCATAAGGACGACCACTGCGTCATCGGCAGCGACCGTCACGGACGCGGTGACGACCGCCGACACGGACCGGGACGGGGTTCAGAAGGACGTGGAGGTGGTCTCCGAGGTGGAATGGTAAACCGATAAAAAAAAGAACGATATGGCGAATATGAATTTAGGCGAAGCGAAGGGCGTGTCCTCTATGGGGATGGACAACTCCGTCATCATAGAGGTGAACGGCGGCACGCGCCGCATATCCCTCACCAATTTCCTCGACGGGATTACCGTCCCGTCGGGCACTGACGTGGCGGTGCTCGCGGCGAAGGTGACGCGCATCATCCAGACGCTCGGGCACTACTCCTCCCGGCAGGACATCACGCTGACGGCCACGGAGACGGACGCGGCCATCTCCGCCGACGGGGCGAAGGTGAGCAAGTCCGGCTGGGCGATAGCGGAGTTCACGGCGGAGAAGGGCGTGGAGTACCTCTTCGCGCCGGGCGTGACGGACGGTGACGTGTGCATCTTCTCGCAGAAGGTCACGGCGAAGGCGATACGTCCGGTGGACTACGCCTACACCTACAACGAGGACGGAACGATAGCGACCGCCTCGGCGACCTACAACGGGTCCACACATACATACACGTTCTCCTACGATGAGGAGACGGGGGCGCAGACCATCACGGACGCGTCCGGCGCGGTCATCACCTCCCTGCCGTACCAGTACGAGGCGGAGGTGGGCACGTACCTGCCGATGACGCGGCTGAACGCGAGCGCGGAGCTGCCGGAGGACGGCTACTGCCGTCTGATGAGCCACTTTCAGGGGAACTCCTCCCTTACCGTGGCGGTCTCCTACAAGGTGGGCAGCGCGGACCTGACGATGAGGGCGGTGAAGGACGGGGTGTTCGCGTCCGTTGCCACGCAGCTGGGCAACCTCTCGCAGAACATCTCCTCCACGCAGGCCGCCCTCTCCGCCGAGGAGCGCGTCGGGGCGCAGGCCCTCGCGGAGATTTCACGGCTCATCTCCCTGCTGACGACGGGCTTCGGAGACCTCAAGGCGGAGTCCGTCAGCACAAAACGCCCGCCGATGGTGTGCGGATTCCCCCTCGTGCTCTTCGGGGCCGGCGCGCCGTCCGCCTCCGTGGTCCCGGAGAACTGGGACGAGGACACGATGGGTATCTGGACGGGCATACCGCTCTTCAGGGGGCAGACGTACATAGACACGAGCGCGACGGAGCACGGCCACTACGACGCGGTGCACTGCGACTCGGTGGGAGGATGGAGAAACGCATAAAACACACTGAAATATGGAAATATACAACATCACGGTAAGAGTGCCGAAACGGGGCGACATCGTCGTCATCGACGCGGACAAGGATTATCAGTACATCGCGCTGGAGACCTTCTCGGCGCTCGCCCTCCCCTCCTCGTGGCAGGTGGTGGGCGAGGTCTTCAAGGTACGGGGCGAGAACGTGTACGTAAGGCACAAGACCGCCGCATCGAAGAAGTGGGCGGAGGTGTTCCTGTGGAAAATCACGGGCTACTCCCTCGACGGGGCCGACCACACCGTCTCCTTCACCATCAACTCCAAGACCTGCTCCGTGACCTACAACGCGGCCGACCTCGCCTCGCTCGCGACGCAGCTCAACGCCGCCGTCAGCGCGTTCGACTTCGGCGGCCACAACTACACCGTCTATGTGCGCGGAGACGACCTCGTGCTCCAGCACAACACCTACACCGCTTATCTCGGCGTGAGCGCATCCGGCGTGAGCGTGACGCGGAACGTGGGGCCGGAGCTGACCGCCTTGTCCACGATGCTGCGGCGCAACGGAACGCGGAGCAGCGAAGGCTCCGTCCTCAGCCGCGACCGCTCGCTCATCTACTTTATGGCGGATTTGAGTTCCACTACTTATAACCCCTCGTCGGACGTGACCTCGCTCCAGAGGGCATCTCCCATCTGCCTTCCGGCCTACCTCGGCACGAGTCAGTATCAGAGCGACCACTGCGCCCTGCTGCGCTCCCATTACGGCGAAGGCGTGGAAGGCTGGCTGAAGTTTATGCGGGATATGGGAGTGGTCAGCCCGTGGGACTACGGCGCTATGGCGCAGGACGGAAAGACGAACACCTACGCTCTCGCGGGGCAGACCTACCTCGCCTCGGACGGGACGCAGAAGACGCTCTACCCGGCCTTCGACTACTGCGCGGACGTGGAGTACGACTGCGACGGGCTGCGAAAGGGCGACTGGTACCTGCCGGGCATCGACGAGGTGGCGGATATGGTGGCGGACATCACCTATCCGGCCGTCTATGACGAGGACTCCGGCACGGGCAAGACCGTGACCGCGGCCGATGCGGACGCGCTCACACGCGGCGCGAACGTCATAGGCGGAACCATCATAGCTAACAACGGATACAGCTGGAGTTCTTGTCGCTACTACGCCAACCTCGCCTGGGGCTATTACGGCTACTACGGCTTTGCGTACAGCAGCCACTTCTACAACGCGTACCTCGCTGTTCCGGTCACGCTTCTGAAAGTTAAGGCCGCGTAGCGGCCCCTTGAATCTTGAACCTTATGGGCGCGGCCTCCGCGCCGCGCCCGTCAAAAAAATAGTGATAATACCTTATGAAGACAGACAAGACAAGCATCTACATCGACCTCCAGCGGCTCCTCCGCGTCCTGCACAGGGCATCGTTCGATATGCCGGCGAAGACACGGTGACGGTCAAGGCCCTGCCGGGCTACGGCCTTCACGACAGGATAAGAAGAAAATACAAACTAAAACTCAATCGGATATGAACACGGAAGAAATCAACGCTCTGGAATCGCGGCTTCTCGCCCTCGTCTCGCAGATGCGCACCTCTGACGCGCACGCGCTCAAGTGCTTCAAGATGGGTCTCGACTTCACCGAGACGTACCCCGACGAATACGCCGCGTACCTGCTCGCACGCGCCGAGTACAACGAGGTCGAGGAACGGCTGACGCAGCTGAAGGCCGAGCAGACGGAAGAGGAAGAGGAAAAGGCCGAGGAGTATGTATAGGTCGCAGGGGAGCATAACCATCCGCCGGAGGCCGAAGGACGGCACGGACGGAAAAGACGGAAAGGACGGGCAGAGCGCGGTGCGGCTTGACCTGTCGAACCAGAACGTCTCGATGCTCTACGATGCGGAGGGGAACCTGCTGAGCGGCAGCGTCGCGACGCAGGCGACGCTCTACGTGGGGGACACCGCCGTACTGCCCGCCGCCGTGAGCTGGTACATCTCCGAGTACGAGGGCTGCACCTCCTCGCAGGTCAGCCTGTCCGCCCTCACGGGCATCATCACCGTCACGGGCATCAACGCGAGCGGCCACGTGACCGTGCAGGCCACATACGGGGGAATCACCTACTCCGCCGTTCTCTCGCTGCTGAAGATAGTGGGCACGGTGAAGTACGACCTCGACGTGTCGCCGAACGCCGTGGCGTACAACTCCACCACCGGGGCCAAGAGCGCGAGCGCAATCATCATCAAGGTGCGGCGCACGGCTATGGACGCGTCCGGGGGCGTGACCGCATCATACGTCAACTCCGTTCCGAACGGATACGTCTCCGTGGACGGGGAGCCGATGACCTCGGGGTTCTACCCGTACTACTCCCACCCCGTGGACGTGAGCAGGGACGCGCACGTGATAGAGCTTTACGCGAACTCCGTGCGGCAGGACATCGAGACCGTACCGATAAACAAGTCCGCGAACGGCACGGACGGAAAGGACGGAACCGACGGAAAGGACGGAACCGACGGAAAGGACGGAACCGGCATCTCCAACATCTATATCCACTACGGCGTGAGCGCAAGCGGCATCGACCCCCCGGCCTACTGGCAGACCGACATCCCCAGCGTGGCGCAGGGGCAATACCTGTGGACGCGCACGACCATAGTGTACACCGACACGACGAAGGCGAACAAGGTCTCATACACCGTCGCCTATATGGGCAAGGACGGCATAGGCGAGGCCGGTCTGCCCGGCTGCATCTACCGAAAGACAGTGTGGGAGACGGGAAAGACGTACCGCAACGACAAGGCGAGCGGGGAGACCGCCGAGGACGGGCTGCGCTACATCGACGTGTGCCTCGACACCGACATAGCCCTCATCGGGAGCGACACGTTCAATATGTACATCTGCCGTCAGACGCACACATCGTCGGATGACATCCCCCTCGCGGAGGGCGCGTACTGGCAGGAGACAAACTCGTCGGCCCCCATAGCCACAGCACTGGTGCTCTCGAGGCAGATAATCGCGGACTATATAGACGTGGCCTCCATCGCCGCCAAGCAGGCGTTCATCGAGGCCCTGACGGTGAACAAGCTCGCCACGTCCTCGAAGGCAATCAGCAAGCGCATACTCATCAACGACGGAGACCTCGGCTACCTACAGGTGTTCGACGGCACGGACGAGCGCGTGCGCGTCAGCGCCGAGGCCGTGGAGGGCATAGACGACCTCATCGAGACGACGACGAGGGGGACCGGCTCGAAGAGCGCGACCGTGACCCCGACCACGCCGCCCTCGGCCTACTACGAGGTGCAGATGGCCTCGACCACGCGGTTCGCCCTCACCAAAGGCACGTTCGCGCTGAAGGACACGGAGGTCAGGGTCACGCTGCCGCTGCTCACGTCCGTGGAGGGAACGCTGCCGGACTGGCTGCCGCCCACGGCGATAATAGAGCTGTGGAGCAGCGTGGGCACGTCCGCGCTTATGGTGTGGGAGACCACCGCGAAGGACCTCACGAGGGGCACGAGCAACTACACCGCGACCGTCCGCGTCACCACCGACAAGGGGTACACCCTCGCCATCCCGCCGCCTTCCACGACCAAATACTACCTCAAGCTCAAGCTGCGCGTGGCCCCGAACGGCAGCACGCTCTCCTCGTCCAAGACCGTCTCCGCCACGTACACGCTCAAGAGCGCGTTCATCACGAACGGGCGGATGACCGCCATAGGGAACAACGGCCTGTACTCCGTCTGGGGCGTGAACAGCTACGTGTTCATCACGGCTGACAACGACATACAGATGCGGAACGGGGCCGTGGGTATTGACCTCAAGGGCGGGGCAATCGCCCTCACCCTCGACAACATCCGCTACACCGTATCCGCCGCCTCGGCGAAGGACACGGACGGCAATACCATAAAGGTCCTCAAATTGACTCAATCAACTTAAAAACAATATCGCTATGCTTAAGAAAATCGGTTACTTCTTCGGTCTGTGCGCATACGCGCTCGGGGTCATCGGCGGCTTCGGCTGCGCAATGTACGTCAAATCATACGCCATCGCGGCGGCAGTCATAGTCCTCGCGGCTATGGCCTTCCCGACCGTCAGAACGTTCTTCAAGAAACTGACGGAGTAGTATGGACGCGCTGATTCTGTCGACCGCCCCGATACTGCGCCTCTCGGTGGTCGTTATGCTCCTCGTCTTCTTCGCTATGGCCATTGACCTCGGCGCGGGCATCTACAAGGCCAAGCTGCGCGGCGAGCTGAGGACGAGCGAGGCCCTGCGGCGGTCCCTGTCCAAGTTCATCTCCTACGAGGGCGGACTGATGATTGCCACTATGGCCGACATATTCGTTCAGTTGAGCAAGTTCTACGAACTCATCGGGCTGCGCGTCCTCGCGGGCATCCCGATAATCGCGCTCGCCGTGGGTTTGTTCCTGCTGGTGGTGGAGTTTATGAGCGTGAGGGAGAAGGCGGACGAGAAGACCAAGCGGCAGCAGAAGCAGGCCGCCGCCCTTCTCGGCTCGCTCGTCACGCGCGAGAACCTCGCCGCCGCCCTTCAGGAGATTCTCGACAGGCAAATGGAAAAGGGAGGGGAGGTATGAGGATACTGCTCAGAAGAATCGCCAAGAGGCCGACGTACACCATAGGAAAGGTGTACATCGACGGAAAGTACTTTTGCGACTCTATCGAGGATACGGACAGGGGCCTATGCGCCTCTATGCCAGCATCCGAGCTCAAGGCTCTGAAGGTGGCCGGGAAGACGGCCATCCCGGCGGGCTGCTATCGGGTCATCTACACCCTCTCCCCGAAGTTTTCGAAACGGGAGTGGGCGAAACCGCTCGGGGGACAGCTCCCCCTGCTACAGGGAGTGCCGGGATTCGACGGAATCCGCATCCATCCGGGCACGGACGAAAATTCCACGTCCGGCTGCATCATCGTGGGCGAGAACAAGGTGGTCGGCAAGGTTGTCAACTCGCAGGCGACCTATCACAGGCTGAACTCCATCCTTCACCCGGCTTTCGAAAAAGAAGAAAAGATATGTATACAGATAGTCTGACGAAAGGGCCTACCCTCGCGGCCCTGCTTCTATCCCTTTGTCTGTGCTCCTCCTGCGGAGTGCATAAGCGTCTGCCGGCAGAGACGGTGCAGGTCAGGGACTCGGTGGCTCTCCATATCAGAGACTCGGTCGCGGTCAGGTATGACACGGTCACGGTGCAGCTTCCACGGGAATCCCACTCGGCCCTCCTCGCCTCCTCCGATTCCTCTCATTTGGAGACGTCACTTGCCACTTCCGATGCTTGGACCGACTCTCTGGGCCTGCATCACACATTGGCGAACAAGACCGGAACTATAAAAACAGAGGTGGCCGTGCAAGAGCATTTCCGCTCGGAAAGCTCCGTCACCCGGAGCCGGGAATCCCGGGCCGTCACCGCCATCGAATATGTCGAGAGGAAACCCACATGGTGGGAGCGGTTCTGGATAAGCTCAGGAAAAGTGTTATGGGCTCTGATGGCCGGAGCGGCCGTCTTCGGCCTGCTGAAACTTCAGATAAAAAGAATCCTGTAATTTCTCATAACGATAGGAGCGAGGGCGGTCCGCTGCGAAGCGGGCCGCCCTCCAATTTCTCAAAAGGCAGCTTTCCGCTTCTTGATGACATCATTGGCCTTCTCTATGTCGTGAGGTGTGTAGATATCGGTCATCAGGAGACTGTGATGCCTCGCCTGATTGCGGACAGAGAGAAGGTCGGTATTCTCTCGGATGAGGTCAGTGATTCCCGTGTCCTTCAGAGAGTAGAACTTCCATTCGGGAGGGAATTTCAGGGCCTTGCGTATGTATGTGCTCCAGTAATCGGTAAACTGCTTCGCCGAATGGCGCTCGCGTCCCGGCATAAGCGCCTTGCTGAACAGGTAGTCTGTACCGGGATGTTTGAATATCTCAAGATCAATCATAAGCTTCAGCACCGTATCCGGGAGAGTGACGGAAGCCCCTTTCCTGTTCTTTGAGCTGTATTCTGGTATATATATGGTCCCTCTCTCGATGGAAATGTGGCAGAGCTGGATATAGCTCATCTCATTCGGTCTGATGAAGCAATAGTAGAGAATATAGCAGGCGAGAAGGAAATGCCTGTTATGCTCGATGCAATAATCCTTGAGCCTCTGCATAGCTTCAGGCGGTATGACCGTGCGGTTCTTGTTGCTCTTGACCGTTCCCCCGATGCACTGCAGGGTGGCGGACGGGTCCGTTTCCACGTAAGAATGGCCGAGGAGCCACTTGCTGAATGTTCGCAGCCAATTCACATAATTATCCCTCGTCCGTACCGAGAGGCCTTTGTCAAGCCATATCCAGTCGACAAAGCGCGTGAGCAGTCTGGAGTCGAACTGATAGGCATAGAAAATGGGTCTCGGCTGATTTTCATTCCACTCGTTGAAATTGTCAAGGAAGGAGATGTAGGTTTTCCACGTCTTTAGGCGAAGAAGGGTCTCTTCTTTACACTTGCCGACCCAGTTCCGGTACGCATCACATACATCCTGCCAGGTGGCATACTGTTCCGGAGCCGTGAAGTTAACCCAGGGGTTCCAACCCTGCCGGAGCTCCAGAGCGATTCGCTCGAGTAGGTCGTGTGCGTATTGTCTCCGCTCTGAGACTTTGGAAAATTTAGGCGAAATGCGGACCCTTTTCCGCCTCATCTTGCCGGCCTCCGGGTCGAAGGCGCTGAAATGGATGTACCAGTAGGATTTGCCCGTGGAAAGCTGCGGCATCGTGTAGGCTTTCACCGACGCGGGAAGAGATTGTTTTTGGCCAGATTGCATTTTTTTTCTTTCCGACATCACAGGAATCGGAAAGAAACGTGTCTCATTTTTGTCTCGGCTGTCAGCTCTTTTCGGAGCATAATTACTTGAACGGTAATTATTTATAGCCTGTTTAGTAGCGGGAAGAGGACTCGCATAGGCAGTTTTGCCGGGCGTAACCTCTTGATTATCAATAGTGCTTACTTGCCGTTTTGGGGGCTTTTGTCTCATATTTGACTCAGTTACAGGGTGGATAACCTCCTTGATAATAAGCCACTACCAATCATCCCCATCCGGGGAAACCGCTATATTCATAGCTTCCTGTAGGTCGCCACAGAATTGGTCGAAGAGAGCGGCAATCTTGATTATTATGTCTGAAGCTACTTTCTTGTCAAAACCCTTGTAAGCGTTTTCGTCTGCGAGGACTGTACCGAGTTGGCTATTATTGATGGCGTTTGGCTTATTTTGGTGGACTATATTTGTCATATCTACTTTATATCTGCCATCTCGGCATTGGATAATCAAGACAAAGTAGACCCAGCCATCATAGGACGCCATACCAATCGAGCCGTATCGATATTCGATATTTGTACTGTAGGCGATGAAGCATCCTTCTGGATCATCGATTTGAGTAGCCTCCTTCACCGAGGGAAAGGCCGCCGCAGACCACATCTTAACAGAGCTATAGATATCTTTGGCCGATTTTCCTTCTGCCTGAAGAACGGTGCTGTAGGAGAGATTCTGAGCTGCGCAAAGGCTGCTGCATAGGATCGAAAGGAGAATAAATAACTTTTTCATGATACTATAGATTTTGAGATTGAGCGTACGCAGAAGGGGCATCCTTGATTGCAGTTTTTTGTGAGATTCCCCTTTCCGTCTTGAGTATGGAGATCGTGTCCTTTAGCTCCAGCACCCTCTCTTTCAGCTCGGATATCCGAGCTTCTTTTTCATTAAGTAATTCCCTGTACACAGACTCAAGGGATTTTTCTTCCTGGACAGCCGCCACTTCTCCCCGGAGCATCGATGTGTCCCATCCTTGATTATTGGATCTAATTAAAGCAAGTTTCTGGGATGGGAGAGTCCTCGCGCCCGAACATAGCTGCGTCACAAAGGCATTGGAAACCCTTAGATATGCGGCAATATCCTTTTTGAGAAGTTTGTTTGCCTTTATAAAGGCCTCAAAATCAGTCATATTACATAAATATTTAAAAATAATAAAGCAGTATTTGCTTTATTAAAGCATAATACCTATATTTGCACATCGGTTACACGATAGTTACACGATGATTACACAAATACAACTCGCAAATATAATATAAATAATAAGATAAAGCCTTTATGAGAAGTTACTACTACATTTTCAAGACCGACCTTCTTGCGGAAAAGACGACGTACATCTGCGGCGGCGCATACTATAACGAGGAGAGCTGCGACAAGCACTGGAGAATCTACAGCTACGGACTCTGTGACGCCTTCAGAGACCGGTTCGAGCATCAGCACTCCGCGGCGCTCGGAACCCACCGGCGCTCAGTCAGATTCAAGCTCAAGGCCACCGGCTCGGAAGACCCTCTCTTCGATACAGAGTTCTTTATGCTCCTCGGCTACGAGGGAGAGGAACTGATATACAATTTGACAAAGTATAAAAAGAATCGACAATAGCCCGCGCCGCCCGGGTCTGAAAAAGGCGGCTCATAGGTCAAATTATGTGTGATAGACCCGGCGGTTCGCAGTGATGCGCACCCCGGGTAACGGGCCGGTGGCGCAATGGTGAGCGGCACCGGGTTCGGGGAGGGCCGGAGAACAGCGGCCGTTCCCGTGCGCCGGGGATGAGGGTTCGACCCCCTCCCGGCCCGCGATCCGCCGGACGCGAACGGCGGAGGTGCGTCGGGAGACGCGGCCAGTCTAAAATGAAACATACACTTTCACGTGCCGACGCGTCGGCAAGGAGTCCGTAGCGAAGATGGCTATCGCACGATTCATCGGTCGCGGGTTCGAATCCCGCCGGACTCCCGAAACCAATTAAACAAGATTTTTTATGAAAGAAGACATCAACAGAGTGGAGCTGCGCGGCCGCATCGGCAGCATCAGAGTAAACGAATCCGAGGGCCTCGCCCTGCTCTCGCTCGCGACGAACAGGGTTTACAAGAACCGCGACGGGCAGGCCGTCATCGATACGATGTGGCACAACGTGCGGGTGAACGGCGAGATGACCGACCTCTCCGCGCTGAAGAAGGGCGGCGTGGCGCACGTGAGGGGCTTCCTCCGTTTGCAGCGGTACACGGGGATGGACGGAGCCTTGAGGGAAAGTATGGAGGTGTGGGCCACGGAGTGCGAGGTGGAGAACGAAGAGTAATCAAAATCTATTAATTATGGGATACAGGATACTGGATTTGTCCGGGAGGCCGAGCAGGCTCACGGAGACGATAGGGGTGACAAAAGGGAAGTCGATGACCTTCAACAGGGCGATGAGTGCGAAACTGGGCATCAAGCCGGGAAGCAAGATAGTCGCGGCGGTGACGGATGGCGGATTCCTCGCGCTGCGCATAGAGGGCAAGGACGCGCCGCTCGGTCGCGTGCTGAACAAGAGCGGCAACACGTACAGCTTCAGCAGCGTGAAGGTGATGAGGAACATCCCCTCGGGGCGTTATCGCGTCACGGACCGGGACGGGGACTTCTGGATTACGGACATAAAGTATGAAAAGGATTGACTTGGCTGTAACGATTATGAGTATGAGTAAAAAAGACAAAATAGCTGCGGCCATAATGCTCCTGACAATCGGAGCGGCGTGCTGCTTCTTCGCCGTGTGGGAGCTTGATTTCATCTGTTCGGGGCTGAGGTTCTGCTTCTTCATCGGCTATCTGGCGGCCACCCCGGCCGGAGTGCTTGCCCTTATGGAAGCCAAGGACGATCTGCCCGACTACTTTTATGAAGAGAAGAATGACGATTGACGATAAAGCAATGAAAAGAACGATTCGATATTATTACGATCTCGACGCGGACAAAAGAGGGGCGATGATGAGGGACATCTGCGCGGGTACGGGCCGCAAGCCGAGCACCGTGTATATGTGGCTCCGGGGAGAGCGGAAACCCTGCCTGCTGGAGCAGAAATACATCGCCCGGGTAGTCCGGAACACCTACAATGAATCAGTGGCCATCAAAGAACTCTTCCCGTGATGGACGCGCCGGCCATCGACTATGAAAGGGTGAGAACACTCGCCCGGCAGGGATACTCCGCCCGGAAGGTGGCAGCCCTTATGCATATAGAGGAACCGTCTTCCGAATTCGATAGGCAATACGCTCTGGGCGCGGACGAAAGGGGCGCAGAGGAAGGGATTTCCGCCCCCCCCGTGCAGCCGGAAGACGAAGTTCCGACGGCCAAAGCCAGAAGGGGCATCCGCTATACGGAGCTGTCGCTAAAATACGAATACAGGCGGGCCTTCTCGGAGGTGCAGCTGCTCGACTGCCTCGGGACCAACGGATTCCACTTCAAGGAAGGCCGATGCTACTGTTTCATCTCCGGAGGAGACGTGGACAGCCTCTCGTTCCTGAGGGCTGTGCTCCGTCAGCAGTCCATATCACAGCTGGTGGTATCGACCTGGTGTATGGCCGTCCAGGACATCATCGAGCTACGCGAATGGATCGAGGCCGGGAGAATCGGGAAGATGGACATCTATCTGGGGGAAATCTTCAAGGGGTCTTACGCCTACGAGTACGCGACGTTGAAGGAACTCTACGAGCGGAACCCAGGGATTGGCCGTATGGCCATATTCAGGAACCACTCGAAAGTGATGGCGGGTCGGGGAGAGCTCTTTCCCTTCGCGATACTCTCATCGGCGAACATCAACACCAACCCACGGTGCGAGCAGACCTGCGTCATAATCGATGACGGAGTCTATGAATTCTATAAAGACTATTTCGACGGAATCAATTCATTTGAGTGATTATGTATACTGACAGGGACAGGAGCGGCCGCTTATCCATAATGGAGATGAGCGGAGCGGAAGAGGAGGCACTTCTGGGAGCGTTAACGATAGCGTGGAAGTATTACGACGGCTGCCGCCGTATTCTCGGGGACTCGGACGGTCTTCGGGAGATGTGTGAGCTGACGGCCGCCGCCGCAAGAAAGATAAAGAGCGTATGAGACAGGGCTACAGGATAACCAAAGAGGCCATATGGCAGGCCACGGAATTCGGAAAGACCGTGATCTGCCACTATTACCCGCAGGCGGAGGCGTGCTTCGCTTCCGGGGGAAGGAGGAATTTCAAGATCCGTCCGGACGACAAGAACCCGTCCTGCGCGGTGTTCCGGAACAAGGACGGCGTGTGGATGATACAGGACAAGGGCGGTTCCGACAACAAGGCGCGGACGGCCGTGCAGCTCGTGATGCAGAACGAGGGGCTGGAATTCGGCCAGGCCCTGAACTGGATAGCGGAGCATTTCGCGCCGTTCCTTCTGGAGGGGACGGACTACGTCCCCGTGAAGCCGCAGCCCTCGATAGAACAGGTTCCGGCCCAGGACACGTATTCCCTACAGCTGCGGCCGTCCGGCCAGTTCACCGAGGGCGAGCTGGCCTGCCTCGGATACAGGATAACCCAGGAGCGGTGCGACGGATTCGGACTCAAGCCCCTGGACTCCTATACTACACCTCGAAACAAGGAAGGGAAGAGCTACAGGATAGCGGCGAACGAGAACTATCCGATGTACTACTACGACTACGGGACCGCCGGCAAGGGCAAGGACGACAGGCAGCCGTGGGGGAAGATATATCAGCCCCTGGGAGACCTGCGCTTCATGTACTACGGGGCCAAGCCGGAGAACTTCATTTTCGGCGACCTCGAATTCGTGGAGAACTACCAGAGGGCAAAGGCGAACTCCGACTACAAGATGTGCCGGATCGAGGTGGACGACGAAGGGAACGAGAACACGGTCGAGCTCAAGTGGGAGCATCTGATAATCTGCTCCGGGCCTTCGGACGCCCTGAACGTGAGGAACGCCTCCGGCCATAAGAACGACTATCACATCTGCTGGCTCAACTCGGAGACGTCCGACCTAAATGAATACGAATTCTCCGTGCTCAAACGGCTGGCCAAGAACATCTATATTTTATATGACATAGACGAGACCGGCATAGCCAATATGTACCGGATTGCCCTGAGGTATCTTGAAATCAAGATAATCAAGCTCCCAGATGAGCTTAGGCGTTTCAAGGACCGCAAGGGGAAGCCGTGCAAGGACGCGAAGGACTTCTTTCTGCATTTCCGCCGGCCGGAGAACCAGAACCCCTTCCGGCTCTTCGATGACCTGGTGAAGCTGGCAGCCGGGCTGCAGTTCTGGAGCGAGAAGATGACTAAGGCTGGCCGCGTCTATGATATGAACAACGAGCAGCTGTACGGCTTCCTACAGGCCTCCGGCTATTACCGCATCGCTACAAGTACGAACTCTAAGGGGTACACCTTCTGCTACGTGAGGGATAATGTGGTGACGCTGATTGATGAGAACGCCATATCGGCGACCTGCTCCGGCTATCTGCTGGAGTACATCAAGACGCATCCCTCCTACTACACTCAGCCTTTAGCCAACGCCGTGCATCGCAGCAACCAGATCAGGCTGACATCGCTGGAGAAGCTGGCCATCATCGAACCGAACTTCAAGAGCTGGGACGAGGCGAGCGACTACTTTTTCTTCCAGAACGGCATATTCCGCGTCTCCAGAGACGGGGTGAGCCAGATCAGGGCAGCGGATTCGCCGTGCTCCGTATATGCCAATAAAATCCTCCCGTATGACTTCATCCCGATGGAGAGGGAACCTGGCAGGATGCCGTTCTTCGATGTCGAGTATACGCCCGAATATGCTCAGCTGCTCAGCCAGCTCAACGCCTGTTCCCCCGATACCCCCGAATATTCATTCCTCAAGAAAGAAGTTGACGCTATGGGGGATACCGGACGGTATCGCATCGTCTGGAACCGGAAGGACTTCTCCTTCCTCAAATACATCTACAACACCGGGAGGACCTATTGGCGAAAGACCGAGATGGGTTATCAATTGACCGAGAGCGAACAGGCTGAACAAGACCTGCACTTCATCAACAAGGCGATGGCACTCGGCTACCTTCTCTGCAAACACAAAAGTGCCGGCCAGCCGTATGCCGTCTTCTGTATGGAGATGGAGCAGAGCGAGGAGGGCACTCACCTCGGCGGAACCGGAAAATCGCTCTTTGCTTCGTCTCTGGAGCAGATCCGCAAGCAGCTATTCATCGACGGCCAGAATCTCGACACAAAGAAGGGTGACTTTATGTTGCAAGGAGTGGAGAGAGGTGTGACAGACAACATCTTCCTTGACGATCTGAATGCGCAGGTCGACCTACATAAGTTTATGCCGATGATTACCGGCAAGATGGTCGTCAATCCGAAATATGTGGCGGCGTTCACCATCGACTTCAAGGACTCGCCGAAAGTGATATTCACCTCGAACCACGCCATCAAGGGCTTCGACGCCTCGCTCCGGCGGCGGACCTGGTTCACGGCTTTCAGCGACTACTACCACGCGGACGACCTGCAGAGGGGCCTCAAGGAGAGGTCTCCGTTTCTGGAGTTCGGGAACCGAAACCTCATCAGTGACTACTCCAGGGAGGAGATGAACCAGTTCTATAATTTTATGTTCAACTGCCTCTCCGTCTGGCACAAGCTGCACATCCGCATTCAGCCTCCGATGAAGGCCATCGAGAAGCGAATTCTCCAGAGGGATCTTTCGGACGAGTTCATCTTCTGGGCAGATGAGTACTTCTCCGAGGAGAAGCTGAACCGCCTGGTCGACAAGCAGCAGACCTTCGAGGACTACAAAGCCACACTCAACCCGAAATACGCGGCGATGATGAAGCCGCAGACCTTTAAAAGGAAACTTATCCAGTACTGCACTTACAAGGAATGGATCTTCAATCCTTCCAATATGCTGACGACGGTCTCGGAGAAGGAGCGGAACGATATCCGCCGCAAGGAGAACGGGAAAGACGTGCTCTATTTCTACATCGACACGACCGGAGCGTCAGAACGGGCGACCGTACCGGACCCCCTTGGGGAGGGCGGAGTTTCCGATGACGGAGATGATGGCGAACGGCCTATTTTCGGCTATTAGGCCGGGGCCGGAGACACTGTGGGAAAGAGCTCGAAGGCAGCTCTTTTTCTTAGGCCTTAAACGACAAAGTTTTGCTCTTGGCCTACATTTCCTCTTTTTTCTTGACCTTTTGACGCCCAAAAGAGAAAGTAATTGATAATAAGAGAGTTAATCAGCGTCAACTCGCAGCGTCAACTTTAAAAATATGGTTTTAAGTTGACGCTGAGGGTTCCGAGAGCCACTTTCGGGAAATACAAAGTTGTCGCCATTGATATTCAGTAAGTTACGCCCTTTTAGGGTCAAAACGGCGTCAAGAGCGTCAAAACCAAGTTGACGCAGGTAAATATACTGATAGTCAATAGGTTGATAGTAGCGGCGTCAAAGCGTCAACTTTTTTGATAAAAAAATAGCGTAGAATAAAACCGAATGGAAAAACAGAAGAAATACCCCTATAAACTTGACTTCGGGGTCAGCCTGAACGGGAGGATTCTCCCCGTCTGGGTGTATGACCGGGTCCCCGAGGGGATGCGGCCGGCAAGGTCCCTCCGGGAACTCTGGCACGGCCGCGCCTTCCTTTATCCCTCGCAGCTCACGCCCGGGGAGTATCTGACCGGATATATGCGCAAGGCGACGGAAGAGGCCGTCGGCCGGATGTGGGACAGCGGCATTCCGATGTATGTCCAGGACAGGAGACAGTGACACGATAATTTTGCAGACCGATGGGAAAAAGAGACGACCATAACACCGTCGATGTGAGAGTCGGCGCGTTTCTGCGGCAGTGGGTGACCAACGTGTACGGCCCCGGGCCGGTCAAGCTGGACAGGGACTCGAATCTCTGGTGCATAGTCAAGCAGCACCTTGACCTCCGGCCGGATGACTACAGGCCCGTCGAGGACCCGGAGGAATACATAACCTTCGTACTCCTGAAGGATTCCTCGCACACCACGGCATACCGTCCGGCTTCCCTCTCCCCGACGGGGAGGAGCGAGTACCGGGTGCACACCCTGTATCGGTGCATCCTTTCGAAGCGGGGCGAGAACATCGTGAGGAGATTTCTCCAGAAGCAGTTCAGGAACACCTTCCACAGCTATATGCGAGGCGCGATGAACAACAACCCCTACATCTCCATCACCGAGGCCATCACGGAATTCCTTCAGGACTCCCGACAGCCCGTCATCGACAACCGGATCATCAGCACGCTCTCGAAAGACTGGTATCGCTACCGCCGAAAATATCCGGACGAGTTTCGGATTCCGATATTTTTCTGAGGGCCTTCGCGTCCTCGAAAAATGGGCGAAAAACTTTGATAATGAACAAAATATAGGGGCCATGATGTCCCATAAAAATAGTACAAAATGAGACTTTTAGGAATCAGGAAAATCGAGTATTGCGATTCCCGCAATCTCTATGATTACAGTCAGCTCGCTCCCGGCAGCACCGTCAATCTGGATTCATACCTCAAGGACGGCTGCTCTTTTTCCGAGTTGCCGTTCACGGCCGAGACCGGGGACCTGAGCGAGCGTTGGGTTGACGATGAGGGCGGTCAGCGCTCGCAAGTGTCGTTCTCAGCCTCCATCCGCAGGGAAAAGGAACTGTACCGCAGCCTGCTCAACCGTCTCAGAGGGCGGAAGGCCGTCTGGAAGATTACCCTCGTGGAGGGGAAGGTGTACGTCATCGGCTCCAGGGAGTTCGTGCCCCAGTTCACCTGGAACGACGGAGTTTCGGGGCTGTCATCCTCTGAGTTCACCATAAGCATCGAAAACGAGTCGCTGCACGGCATTCTGCTGCATTCCGCATAGGATTCAGTCCGAGAACCCCCATTTGCAGTGCGCTAAATTCGCAGAAAATAAAATTCAAGCTTATGAAGATATCAGCTCTTGCGCAGAATCTTCGAGGTTCCTGGATGATCACTCCCGAGCAGGCCGCCGTAATGATGCCTGTTCTCAAGGGGATTCTGGCCGGGAACATCATCGAATTTGACCCGGCCCCGGAGCCGTATATGGTGACTCCGGACGGCAGGAGGAGAGAGGTGGAGTCAAACCGGGACGGGGAGGACTCCGGCTCCGAGCAGTACGTGTATGTGACCTATCTGCGGGGCACGATGCTCAAGCACGACGGGGTCTGCGGCGAACCCGGGACCAGAACCATCGGCAAGAATCTGCTTGATGCGGACGGCGACCCGACGGTCGTCGGGCATATTATAGTGGCCGAATCCGGCGGCGGAGCCTGCAACTCCGTGGCGGAGATTGCGGACGCCATCACCAAGTGCGCCAAGCCGGTGGTCACCTACATCGACGGTGTGGCCGGCTCGGCCTGTATGTACGCCATTTCTTACTCCGACCACATAATGGCCCACAAGCCGATGGACGAAGTCGGATGCATAGGAGTGATGGTGCAGCTCTCAGGACTGCCGAGGTATCACAGGAACCCCGAGACCGGAGAGATTTACTGCCGCGTCTATGCTACCGAGAGCGACGAAAAGAACCTCGACTACGAGGCCGCTCTGGAGGGCGACGCGCAGATCATCAGAGAAGGAACCCTCGACCCGCTCTGCCGGCAGTTTATGGAGGACATCCGCACCAACCGCCCGGCCGTCACCGAAGACCAGCTCCACGGCAGGACCTTCTTCGCGAAAGATGTTATCGGTTCCCTCGTAGATTCCATCGGGACCTTCGAGGATGCGGTCGCCAAGGTCATAGAGCTCGCGGAAGCGAGAGACGCATCAAACACATCCGAACAGATGACGCAATATCCAACACTCGAAAGCATACCGTCGCTCCAGGAGCAGCAGTATGAACAGGACGGGTCGACCGTCCTCCAGAGATGCCAGCTCGAAGCCATCGAACAGGCCCTCTCCGCTCCGCGTGCCGAGGAGACCGCTCTTCAGGCCCGCCTTGATTCCCTCGCCGAGGCCCACCGGGCCGAGGTGGACTCCCTGAATCAGACTATTCTCCGCCTGCAGGACTCCGCCTCTCAGGCTGATGCGCGCATCGCCGAGCTCGAAAGCTCCCTCGAAGCGGCCATCGCCAGAGCGGACGAGGAGCGCCCGGCTGCCGTGGCCGGCAATGCCGACCCGGCCAACGAAACCAATGCGGGCGCAAGACCGGCCAAGACCTACGCCGAGGCTGTCGATGCCTGCAAGGCTTTCCTTAATCGCGAATAATCAACCAATAAACCCAACCAACTATGCAGCTCGAAACTGTACTCGTGAACTCCGGAGCGAAATTTCGCAAGGAGATCCTCGCAATGCCGATAGTGGCATTGGAAAAAAGCCTCTCTCACATGACCATCCGCAGGGGTGTGCGTGGTGACGAGACCGTCGGAGGCTATAACTCCGGTGCGCAGATCAGACCTTACGTGTCTTCCAAGTCCGCCACCGACACCGGCGAATTCTTCGGCCGAACCCTCACCACCTACCTCGGTGACGTTGTGGAGGAATTCGACCCGTACCAGCTCTTCTCCACCGTTTATGGCGAGAAGTTCAGCTCCCTGACCGACCGCAAGGAGGCCGACATCGTGAAGGACATGGCTCTGGCTATGGCCAGGAAAGTATCCAGCAAGATTGGCAAGGTACTCTTCAACGCGGTCCGTAACGCTTCCGGCACTACCACAGCCGATCTCTTCAACGGCTTCGACACCATCGCGGCGGCCGAAATCACAGCCAAGACCGTGACCGAGGCCAAGGGCAACCTTAAGATCTACACCACCATCACGGCCGCAAACGCCGGCGACCAGCTCAAGGCCATCTACGCCGCCGCTTCCGACGAGCTCAAGGAGCAGGACAGCCTGAAGATGTTCATTCCTCAGAGCGTTCTCGACCTCTACGAGGAATGGTGCCTCAGCACCCTCGGTGCAGTCTCTTACAACCAGACCTACGCGAAACACCGCCTCCACTGCGCGGACAACGTGGAGCTTGTGCCGCTCATCGGCCTGAAGAACAGCGAGTACATCTACCTCACGACCAAGGGTAATATGCTCGTGGGATGCGACCAGGTATCCGACGCTGAAAGAGTGAAGATACGCGAGTGCGACAACCCGAAGGCCCTTCAGTTCTTTATGTGCCTGTACTGGGGCGTGCAGTTCGAGAGCGTTCTTCCGGAATTCCTTCTCGTGGCCCGCACCACCGCAGCTCCAAGCGAATAGCCTTAACCTGTAAAACGGAATAGTTATGGATTTAGGAAATCTTGACTTCAAAATCGGCGGCGTCAATCCCTCGGGCATTGGCGCCACCATCTACCGCATCGCCAAGAAGGACATCTCTTCCTGGCCTACCATCGGCAACGACCCGGATGCTTCCGGCACTCCCGAGCCGTCGCTGAAATCTCTCGCCTGCTACGACGGGGACTTCACTCTGGCCAGCGGAGCCCATTGGGACAAGCTCTACAGTACGCAGGGCAAGGGCAAGGCCACCTTCGAGGTGACAGGCGAAACCGACTGCAAGATGTACACGAACAAGGCATCGCTCTCTTTCCCGGACATCACGGCTGAAGCCATCGCGTTCTGCAAGGCCGCCGCCAATGGGGACTTCGTCTTCATCGTCAAGGCCGCCGGCCGCTTCCACGTCATCGGCTCTCCGGACTACAGGGCTACCATAGCTCCGTCTGGCGACACGGGCGATGCGGCCGGCTCCGCGAAAGGCATCACCTTCGAGGTGGAATGCCCGGACGTGACCCCGCTGCCTCTCTATGAGGGGGATATCGTCCTGTCTGACGGTACTCTCGACTGCTCCACCGGGACGTTTACCCCGTCCGGGTCGTAGCTATGAACCTCGAGATAGCTCAATATCTGAATTGTGCAGAGCCGGACTTCAGCGCCGGCTTTGCGCTTTTTTGCAAGTACTCCCGGAACGAGCCGCTGATGAGCTGGATATCGCGGCGGCGGGATATGCCCAAGCTGCTCTATGAGCTGGAGAAACTCTCCGCCGCGGACCCCGTCCTCAATCCCGCCAGAGACACTCATCTGGCCCGATGGGCGAAGCCCGGACAGCCCGCCGTCGGGGATACCGCCGCTCCGCCGGCTCCGCAGGAACAGCCCCGGCCGCCCGAAGTCTCCATCTCTTTCCGCACCTACGACGAGCGGAGGACTCGCCGCGCCGACTTGCCGCCGGAACTCCAGAAAGTCTATGACGGTATCGCCGAGGACTACAAGCTCCGCCGGGGGCTGCACGAGAAGATGAAGATGGCCGCCACCAATGACGACAGGGCTGGTCTCAGGGCCCGGGTCATCGAGACCGATGGCCGGATTCGGGGAGGATTCCGGGAAATCGATGCCTATCTGGCCAGGAAGGCCTGTGAACAGGAGAAGGCGAAAGCCGACTCCGAATTCAAGGAATCCACGGCCAGAAGCTACATCTCCAAAGCTCTCAAAAGGGAGAAGCTTTCCGCCGCCCAGAAGGCGACCGTCCGCGAGAGGTACAACGCCCTCGTCTCGCACGGCTGCATCGTCACGGAGGAGCTGACGGCCAAACTCAAAGAGAAGAATCTGATATAGACGGGAATTTCCTTAAATGTCCTATGTAGCCGGAGAAATCCGGCTACTTTTGCTTTATGAACCGTAACGTTACGATAATGAGTGAAGCCGATCTGGAGAACATCCGCCATTGGGCCGAGCTGAAGTACTCCATTTCACAGATCGCCACAATGCTGATGTGCGACGTGGCCGAGCTACGAATGGCTCTTCAGAACCCGAAATCAGACATCGCCCTGGCCTACAACGCCGGGAAGCTGGAAGGCCAGATAAAGCGCCGGGAGGTCGTGCTGAAAGCCGCCGACGGCGGAGCCGAATGGGCCATCAAGATTCTGGACGGCTGGGAGAAGAATCAGACAGAAGACGAGCTGATGCCATGAAAAGGAAATTCAAGGAAAACGAAACGCTCGACCTTATCGTCCGCAAGATGGAGGATGACAGCGTGCAGATGAGCGCGGCGCAGCAGATTCACTATGACCGCCTGCGGGATGCCTACACACACTGGCTCTCCAACCCGCTGCTCTCAGACAACCGGATGCGCGACTACCTTATGGCCACTCATCAGGTCTCCACATCCCAAGCCTACAGGGACATCACCCTCATCAAGATGCTTTTCGGCTCGGTGCAGGCCTCGAATAAGGAACAGATGCGCTACAAGGCCAACTACCTCTATGATGCGGCGGCCGCCGCCGCGATGGCCGGAAACGACGCCAAGGCCAAGTCCCTGACAAAGATCGCGGACGGTATCGTCAGGAACAACCGTCTGGAAGAGCAGGAGGGCGAGGACTACCCTTGGGAGGAGATAGTGCCCGCGGACATCTCCCTCACCGTGGACCCGTCCGTCATCGGCATAGAGCCCATTCCGAACGTCAGGGAGAAGGCGGCGAAGCTGCTCAAGGCCTACACCGAGGATATAGACGGACCGGAAATCCGCAACAGTGATGG